CAACTAAACTGGCACACATGGGGTTGGCAGATCCCCTCAAAACTGTTATATTAGCCATGTTGAGAGATATGTGGTTCTACTGCCCGAAAGCACAAGGCATACGTCTCACTCACCTTGCACATACATCCATTTTTGGTTAGGAGTGCATAACGGAATAGTGTTGTAAGTCCTTGTTTTTAGTAGGGGTTCAGGTGTAAGCGATTCCCAGTAGGTAAATTTGGGCATATAGGTGAAACCTATGTCGATGCCCCACTCTCTCAACTGCTCTAATCTCCTTGTAGTTTCAGGATTAGGGGCGATAGGAAACTACATTGTGGGCAAACGCAAGGCAGGGGTGAGCAACAATTCAGGAGCATCTTAGATTGCATACTGTGGATAACTACTCTTTGTGTTTGGAGACCTCTTGTACTGCTGATGTTCTAGGACATCTGAAAAGACAGTTTTGAAGTTGTAAGTCCCACACACAAAAACGAGGAGATGGATGTGCCTCTCGGATCGCAACCGAAGAAAGAACTAACATCCGCTAGCTTTTTACAACAATTACTATGTCATCTGAACAACACTTCATCAATAAAACAGATGAAATGCTGGAGAAGTTCATCGAAGAATGTGAACGAGAAGCAGCAAAATTAGAAGTCACAGTTGATTATTATCTTGCCGAGTTTGTTTGACAAACTCGGTTTTTTCATGTAATATATAATTAAAACAAGTATTATTATGTCTGAGACTAACAGGTACAAATTATTAGAATTATCTACAAGTGGATGGAGTCTAATAGATAATAAAGCACAGAATCTTACTAAAGAGGATTGTGATGCATGGATACAGAAAGCAATGGATAATGGTGTTGCTCAAAATAGATTGAAAGTAGCACGACAAGAAGATCCTAGATATCCTGAAAATTTTGCTGCTCTATAATCAATGTATGAACCTGAAGTCGATGATTATGTGGTCTGGGAAAGACCAACTGGTGACATTGAAGAGGGTTGGGTATATTTTAAAGGAGATCCCATAGACAATGAAAAGCGTATCAAGGATGGATGGAACTCTGTATCAAGATATATTACTATAGAAACTGGTGTTAGGGATAAACCTAATTGCATGTATTCTAGTGGTAAACCTATGTTACATAAAAAGATTCATACATTATTATTATGTAATGAAGATTGTTGGCATCAATTAAAATATGTTAAGCATAGAAGAACCAGAGAGATACAACATTATTCTCAATATGATGATGTTAATCAAGATGAGAAGATAGGAGATAAAACTATTGGAATGTACAAATCACAAGAGGGAAGAATACCAGATTATTAATGCACCATTATTATTTTCCAACAGCAGATTTTCCATCTGCTCCAGATGAAGAAACCGAATTTAGATTACTAATTATGACTGATGAATACAAACCCCTTATTGTAGAGGGTGAAAAAGTAGGTGATTATGATGACACCACAATTTCTTTTGATAAATGGTGTATGGCAACTGTAGAGTTGTGGGATTCTCCCAAAGAATTTGATGCTTATCAATATGACTATGAGACATTTTGTGAGTTTTATAAACCAGAGAATGATGACTATAAGTATGTTGATTGTGAAGATGAAGAGTTCACTCCAGGAATGAATGGTATTGAGAGTAATGACATTGAAAAATGGTTATTAGAGTTTTGTGAGAAGAGTGATTATATTAAAGATGAGTTCTATTTTATAGTTCATTGGAGAAGATATGCAATTTATAAGAAAGAAGAATATAATGATGAAATTTATTGGAATGTAGAGGATATGGGTGAATCATCCCCTGACCGATATTGTTATAAGAATGGTAAGATAGAAGGTCATTGGGATACACCGATGGAGGAAGAAGAATAGGGGGGACCGTCTAAAGTGTTAGAGTATCATGGAGGTACTATATGATTCAGTTGCGTGAGCATCAAATCAGAATTATAGATAAAATGAACCGTCACCAAAGAGGGCAAGTGATTGTCCCTACTGGTGGTGGTAAAACTATTTGTATGATTAGTGATGCTATTTCACAGTTTAGCAAGAAGAATCAAACTATAGTTGTTGTATCACCTAGAATACTATTAACACAACAATTATCCTCAGATTTTCTTGAACTGTTGCAATCCGTTGAGGTATTGCATGTACATAGTGGTGAGACTCCACATGATTCAACAACAGATAAGAGAGAGATATTTAATTGGACTACAAACAAATGGAACAGTAATAAGATTATATTTACAACATATCATTCACTACATAGAATACAAGAATCTGGTATTCCTGTAGATACAATATACTTTGATGAGGCACATAACAGTGTTCAGCAACACTTCCACCCTGCTACTAGATTTTTTGCAACTACAAATAATCGTAGGTGCTTCTTCTTTACTGCTACTCCTCGTCTTAGCACTTCTGATGAAGGAATAGGGATGAATAATGAGTATGTTTATGGTAAAGTATTAGAGCAAGTACCAGCACCAGAGTTAGTGAATAAAGGTTATATCTTACCACCTAAAGTTGTAATCAAGCAACTAGAGATGATAAGAGATAGGAAGGCAAACTGTGATGATGATGCTGATAACATACTCAAGACGATTGATGAACAAAATGTTAGTAAGGTATTGATATGTGCTAGGAGAACAGTACAAATAACAAATATGGTTAGTGATAGTAAACTAACCACAGAGTTATATGCTCGTGGATATAATTGGATGTACATCACTGCTAAGACTGGTGCAGTTATCAATGGTATCAAGGTAAGTCGTGATGATTTCTTTACTACATTAAATACTTGGGGTAAAGAAGATGATAGAAAGTTTATTGTTATGCATCATAGTATACTATCAGAAGGCGTGAATGTGTCTGGTTTAGAGGCAGCATTATTATTACGCAACATGGATTTTATCACTATTAGTCAAACAATAGGTAGAGTAATCCGCAAAGGTAATGAACAGAAACAATTTGGTATTGTATGTGTTCCAGTATATGATAAGGTGGGTATTTCTACATCTAAAAGTGTAAATGCAGTTGTAGATACTGTTTTTAATAGAGGTCAATCAGCATGAGAGATACTATACTTTATGGAGATTGTCTTCAAACACTTGATACATTAAAGAGTCATATTTCAATAGGAATATGTGATAAACCTAGAATGTGTGTTACTTCTCCACCTTATTATGGTCTTAGAGATTATGGTGGGGAAGATAATCAAATAGGACATGAAGATACACCAGAAGAGTTTATATCTAATCTCGTGAATATATTCAGTAAGGTGAAAGATTGTCTTGCTGATGATGGAACATTGTGGTTAAATATGGGTGACAGTTACTATAACTATAGACCTGGAAAAGGTCAAGCATTAGTTAAACAAACTGTTGCTAGTGGTAAGCAAGATTTACCAGACAAATGTGCAAGACGAGGTAATAAATTAGAGGGACTAAAAGAAAAAGATTTGATCGGTATTCCGTGGATGTTAGCATTTGCATTAAGAGCAGATGGATGGCATTTAAGACAAGATATTATATGGCATAAACCTAATCCAATGCCCGAAAGTGTGAAGGATAGATGTACTAAATCCCATGAATATGTGTTCCTACTAAGTAAGAACAAGAAATACTATTATGACAATGAAAGTATTAAAGAGAAGGCAAAAGATTGGGGTACAAGAGATAGAACTAAAGGTAAATATCACAATAAAGGTACAGGATTACAACCACATTCTGGGTTATCTAAATCATATCCAATGAAGAATAAAAGGTCAGTTTGGAGTATAACAAATAAACCTTATAAGGATGCTCACTTTGCAGTTTATCCACCAGACTTAATAATTCCGTGTATAAAAGCAGGAAGTGAGAAAGGGGATATTGTACTAGATCCATTTATAGGAAGTGGGACAACCGCAGTGGTAGCAAAGGAGTTGGGTAGGGATTATATAGGATGTGAGTTGCATAAAGAGTATAGTAAGTTAATACAAGATAGAATTAGTAATAGTAAAGGAACATTAGAGAGATTCTTATAGTAAGGGGGGACGCATAAAGCGTAGGTTAAGTGAGAGACAGTTACAGGTCAAACTACTCTGACATTCATCTTAATTAGACTGAGTAAATCAGTTAGCATAGATGATAAGAAGCAGAGACATGATGTTTGATTAAAATTACTTACCTGTAATGTCTCTCCCACTAAATTACATTTACTTGATTGGTTTATGTCAACTTTATCTGAAAGAATTGCAGACTGGACACAAACCTACTGTGATACTTTGACGGAAAATTACAAACAACATAGCATAAGTATGCACCAGAACTTTACATCTGAATGGTCAAAAGATCAGTTAGAAAGTATAAAGAATGGTACTGCTAATCTTACTAAGTTTGTTGTAAAGAATGGTCGCAAATATTACAAGATCATGCAACATGAATTCGATACATTTCGTGATAGAAATGAATATAGAGAAGGAAGTGTTCATGCTTTTGTTGATAAGAATACAGGTGAAGTTTACAAACCTGCTTCTTATAATTCACCAGCAAAGCACGTTAGATATGATTTAAGGATCATAAATGATCGTGTTAAGTTACATGATCCCAGATATACTGGGTGGGCAGGTGGTTATCTCTATATGAGATAATCCCCTTTTTTATTATTACTTAATGAGGTTAAAATGTCAAACAGAGTAACAAATTTAAAAGCAGATTTATTAGATTGTTTATTATCTTGTGCTTCTACAAGATCAAAAGAGAATCTACTAAATGAGATTTTAGATGAATATCTCTTCTTAATTAATGATATTAGGAAGGATGAATTAGAGGACATTATTGTAAACCAATTTGAGGCAATCTAATGAAATGGGATGTAAAATTGTATGTTGCAGGTAAAGTATTCACCGAATCTGTTCTTGCAAGGAATTGAAATGATGCCATAGATACTGCTAAAAGTAGAAATCCACACGCCAAAGTTGTTGGTGTTAATGCTAACTTAAGAGA